TTATTCTTCACTAATACTCCAAAATAACCTGCCTAACTTATCTTTAAGCTCCAAGCACTTAGAATAATCTAAGTATTGAGTCTCTATCCAAATTCCCTTCTCATTATATTTTAAATAGAATCTAACTCCCTTAAATAAAGCTACTATTGACTCCATATTCATGTAGCCCTTTGAATCTCTTTCTAGATAATTTGTGACTATATAATATTTTTTATTTATAACTGTAACTTGCTCAGTTATTCCTTCAGCTATGGCTTTAGCTATATTATGAGCATTATATCTATTGCTGTCTTCCTCACTATCTACAAAGCCACATTCTATCAATATAGCTGGTGCTAAAGTATTTTTAAGAACATAAAAATTGGCAGTCTTTACTCCCCTATCTTTATAGCCTAACTCTACTAGCTTACTCTGTACTTTACCAGCGAATTTTTCTGCCTGCCCTCCCCTAGCTACTATATAGGTCTCTGCTCCATGTCCTCCCCCAGAATTTAAGTGGATGGAGATAAATAAGTCTAAGTTATGACCATTAGCTAGGTTCACTCTTTTTGATAGACTTTCATTTATGCTGCTAGCATAATCTATAGTACAGTCTATAACTTCATTGCCAAGAAATAATAAAAGTTTCTTTAAGTGGGCACCTATGTCTCTAGTACATTGAGCTTCCTTTAATAATCCTTCTGCTCCATAGTCTGCTCCTGAAAGAGTATGTCCCATATCTATCCCTATTCTCATAATCTATTACCTCTTATATAAATCCTTTTTATTTCCCTCTTTAAGCTGGGATAATATTTCTATTAGCTTATCAGGTAGTGGCAAGCCTAACCTGCCAGCATTCTCTAATATACTTATGCCTTCATTAGCTATATAAAAATAACACGCTATAGTCCTAAAGACGCAAGTGCCTTGATTAATTAATCTATCAAGGAGCACTGAAACAATCAATACAATTATAATGGTAAACTTTCTAAGCAATCCATTAAAACCTATAGCACTGCTTAAATTCTTTTGAACTATGCCGCTTATGACCCCAGTGACATAATCAAGACTCATAAAGGCTACCAGCACTTGAAGTGATATATCCCAGGATCCGAATATATAAGTAAAAAAGGTTGCTGCTCCTGCTATAGCTACACTAAATATTTCTTTTTTGTCCAATTACTGCTCCTCCCTTCCTGGAAATTAAAGAAAGGCAAAATAAAAAGACCTGATGTTGGTCTATATTTCGCCTTTTAGCTTAGTTATATTTATTGAGCTAATTCTTTAAGCATCTCATATTCCTCATTTGATATTATTTCTAATGCCCATTCCTTAGGAATATGCATTTCGAATCTATTATCTATATTATGCTTTCTAAACAGTCTGTTCCAATGATATATATTAGCTAGCGTTCTAGCTTTATGCATAATACATATGAAAGTAGCTCTTTTACTTACTGTACCAAAAATTTGATAGTTATAAGCTGAACACCAGGCACATCCTTTTGCTATCGGACAATTAAAACACTCCACTGTGGATTGAGATTTCCTAGTTATACACTTTAGCTCGCAAATCTTACATTTTTGAGTTTCATTATACGCAATTCCATTATCAACATCCCCTATCACTATTGGTGGAACACCTGTCCCTAGCGAAGACTCCATATATCTTAGACAAGGGTATAGATTACCATTAGGGCTACATGCTAACATATTTCCAGTGCCTCCACACCAATTTTCATTATCTTCATTACTCATAGGCATAGATATATTTGTTTCAAATAGACTTAAATATATTTTTGAATATAATTCATTCTCTATTATATAATCTGATATTTTCTTTAACTCATTATAAAATATTTTTGAGTGTTGTACATTCCATCCTTTTTCAAATACACAGTTTGAAAATATGTCTTTATATCCAATATTTATTAAGTTTATGACTGCGTCAAAAGTATGTTGAACATTCTCTGGTGATAATGTCATTTTTGTTCCTATATTCCCATAATTCTCTTTAAAATGTTGAAATGCTTTTATGACAATTTCATAAGAACCTTCTCCGTTAGGAAATACTCTACAAGAGTCATGGAGTTGTTTATTTCCATCTATAGACAGAGAGAAACTTAATTTATTTAAGTTCTTTTTAATAAATTCTTGTACTTTAGGTTGAAAATAATTAACTCCATTAGATATTAATGAAATCATATAAGTTTTAGCCCATATATGTTTTAATGATATAGCTTTAAATTTAAAATATTCTACAAGATTATCTATTAATTCTATTTCTAGTAATGGCTCTCCACCTATAAATTCTAGAACTATACCTGGATTTTTATCTGAATTTATATATTCAGTATTTAATGACTGCGAGTCAAATAGCAAGTCTATAAGCTTTTTACCTGTTTCGAAACTCATTCTATTTTTTCCCTTATTTTGTTGATAACAGTATTTACATCTCAACTGACAATCATCTGTAACTTGAAAAGTTATTGTTTTAGCAAGTTTATCTTCATTCTTAATATATAATAATTTGTATAGCCGTCCAATCATATCCTGGTATTGTTCAGCTCTTATAAGAGATGGTTCAAAGATTAATTTTGTTGAATCCTTCTTCACAGCAATCACCCTTCTTAAAAAATTTAGCTAATCTAAAAGAAAATGTTATATTTACGTTCACATTTTTACCTATAAACTCTGGTGCGTATTTATTAAATAAAGCACTTATAGCTAAATCATACTCCATGCTAGCTTTTCTATAATCTTCTATATATTTATTATAAGTTTCTATATTATAGTTAAATTTATTATTTTCTTTTAATATAGATATCATTATATTTTCATATGATTTAAAATCAAAGAATAGAAATTCTATATATAGACATTCTTCTTCATCTAGTATAACTTCTTTTAAAACTTCTTCTTTCATATAAGTATCTCCTTTATTATAATTTTAAGCCTTCTAATACTACTTTATATAATGGAGAAAGCTTTTTTAATTTTTCATTGGTATTGGGTATTTTGTCTATAGATTTACTTACGTCATCTAAATATAACCTTAATAAACAATTTAAAAACTCTGTGGAATATATAACATCGTATGGCACAATTTTATCTATTATAAAGCAATCTTCTAATGCATTAACTTTTTCATCTATAGGAGTTAAAGGATCATTTATATCAAATATTATAATCGTAAAATATTTAGTATAGAAATCAACTTCTAATTGTTTTATATTATTAGATATTGAATTTAAATTTTTTTCTAATATAAATTTTACTTCTTCTCTTGATTTAAACTTAGATAATCCTACGCAAACCTCCCTTAATTTCATAAGTATTTTTGTACAAATGTTATCCTCATATTTATTAAATTCCTCTATTTGTAAAAATTTTGTCTTATAAGACTCCAGCAGTTCTCTTGGTGCAACTTCTCCTTTAGAAACTATTAAACAAAAGTCTGCAATAATAATATCTAGTTCTTGTTTTAAAAAATTCATCATATTTGTTTACCTCCATATTTATTAGTCTGCATTATTGTATCCACAACATCCATTTAAGCAACTATTAGCACAGTATCCTCCGCACCCAGTGCATCCACTGCAAGTACCAGTACATCCTCCCGTGCATCCAGTACATGCATCCCTACATCCAGTACATCCATCACAATTACCAGTGCAAGATGTAGAGCATGCGCCGCCACATCCAGAGCACCCATCACACCCTCCAGTACAAGATGTTGAGCATACACCCCCACATCCAGAACATCCATTACATCCTCCAGTGCATGACGTTGTACATGTATTAATGCACATTCCACTACATGCTGAAGCACAATCATTATTAGATCTTTCACCTCTAGGCTGAGCTTCAAAAGTTGTCATATTAGCTTCTAGTAAAACCATATAAGGCACGCTCTGCGAAAACTTTTTCGAAGGTAAGGCTACCTTAGCAGGATTAATTGCAGCCATTACATCTCGTATTTTAGAGTAATGCTCAATACTTATGGTATTTCCCTTCTTAGGGCTTTTACTGAAATCATATGACGCAGAAGCATATTGGGTTAAACTTCCATTTCCATTTCTTCTATTCATTTCATTTTTTACTCTATTTTTAAGATTTATAAAATCTTGAGGATTAAATGTACTTGATAATTTCATAGACATGCTAAACACCTCCTAAGCAAAATCAAATAAACCTATAGTCATAGGTATTATCTGAATATAATCTAAATTAATTTCGTACGCGCTAGATTGTTGTAAAAGTGTAATAACTATTTTTAATTGATTATTAGTAGCTTTTCCATTTTTATATTCAAATCCTAAGTAAAAGCACTGATAATCTGAAGTAGAAGAAAAGTCATTTAACTTTAAAGTTCCTGACTTTATGCTGGAGTAAGTTCCATTATTGTTTTTTTGTATGTCAAATTTTATAGCATCTGTAGTTCCAGTATTATTTGATGACTTAAGTCTAAACATAATACAATAATTTCCTAGCTTTAAATTATCTATAACTTTTTCTGTTAAAATCTTTTGTCCAGAAGCTAAAAAGGTATCAAATATACATTGAGAAAATTCTGTTAAATTATCTAATTTCTTATTTCCTGGTAAATTGCTATTATTTAATAAAGTTGATAAATGAGAATTTGTTTTAATATCATTAGAGTTATTAAAAAGTTGTTCAAAGTCACGTTGATCAAGAATTTTTCTCCAGCTTCCCCATGTTGTACTTTGGGATGTTCTATAATAACGACTTTCTCCATCATTATTTAACGGAGTCGCTATTTGCATACCGTGACCATTATTGTCAAAATGTCTTCCAATCTGTACATGCCACCAACCTGATTTAAATATTTGTGTTTCATCAACTTGAAATAAGCCATCGCCACTATTTGTATAAAATCCTGCTTCTAGCTTAGTATTTTGAAGTTGAATAGCAGTTAGTCTTTTTGTATTCGCCTTTTCTCCCAATTGCGTCGTAACACCCGCTATTTTTGTATCAGTATAAGCCTTTGCACTGCTCTCAGCAGTATTAGCTTTTGCTTGAGCTGCTGAAGGCGTTTCAGCCCCTAAATCGCTAGCTGTTAAGGTTACTGCACCAGTTTTGTTGTTTACGCTGATTACTGGTACCATAATATTACTAGCTTTATTATCTACTTCTTTTATCTTCTGATCTATGATATCCGCGTTATAATTAAGATCTTCTATATTTACTACATCTGTGCCCTCTGGCTTTTTTAAGCCATAATTTGCTGTAGTTTTCAAGCTTATCATCTCCTTATCCAAATACTCTTAAGGCATCCCAGATTTTAGAATTATTCCAGAGTAAGTTATTTTGATATAGCATATTCCAAGTAGTGTAAGTGAATTTAAAATCATAAGCTAAGTGAGCCGGCTTTATTGTATCTATCATATCTTTAAAATCTGTCAGATTTTTAGGAATACCTTTAACTCCTACAAATTTTACTGTGAAAGCATACTCTTCTGGGTGTTCTATAATATCTACTTCTCCACCACTAAAGGCTTCTGCGGTTTCCTTCAGCATTTTAGGAGTTACGGTTCCTTGTCCTCTCTTTTTAGCTTTTAATATCTCTCTTCTCTCTTCATAAGATTTATTACTATCGATTTTCACACCATATGAATCCTCCCATAGTGCTAACCCCCATGCAGAAGTATCTATGAAGCATTGCTCAAGAATGCTTTTGATATTCAATCTTAAAAGAACAATTTCATCCTCTACGATACTATATAAAGTTCTAAACTCTCTTACCTCTCTTAGAACTTGGGGTAAATAATATAATAAATTTGGTCTACATAATTTTGTCTCCTGGCTATCTCTCATGCTATTATCTCCATATTCTAATGAAGAATATTTTTCTGTATCATACAAGCATCATCCCTCCCTTAATGCCAATCCTCTGGATACATTTCTTACGCCTCCAATGCTAAAGCTTCTAACACTGGTATTTCATCCTCTTCTAAGCCCACGTTAGAGGTTACTCCATTTATACTTAGATTTTGATAATCCAAAACCCCAGGGGTATTTAAAAGAATATTTCCTACTTTGGCTATGCTTACATAGGAAAGTTCAAAGGCTATATCCTTTAGATAATCTTCAATTAACTTAGTGAATTCTTGCTGAACCTGAGCTATATTAAATCCATTGGCTAATATTACTTTGGAAGATACATTAATTTGCTTTTCTATAGCTCCAGCCACAGTAACCTTAGGACCTATAGGTTTAAGATTTTGTATGTGATTAAACACATTATTTATTAGTTCATCACTGGGAGCCGTTCTATTAGAATCAACTATAACAATCTTTACAGTTCCTTCACCCTTCCAAAGAGGAAAAACTTTTGCTTTTCCCACTCCGTTCACCTCTAAGGCCCATTGCTTATAATGATTAGAATTTCCCGAGGTTGTTGGGTTCTTTATCTTATTAGAAAGCCTATTGAATAGATCTTCTGCCGATTCGATGTCCTTTCCTCTCTCTAAAACCTCCCCGAGCTCTGCTACAGCTAAGCCTTCAATATAATCTATAGGAATTAACCTGCCTTCATATTCATTACCTATAGCTCCTTTTACTTCGCATTGTAGCTTATAGATACCCATAGATATTTTTTCTATAGCTTTAAAGTTTAAGCCTTCTATGGAAAATCTGTTGTCTATAGGTATATCCATAAGGTTATTTTTATCATCGAAAAACATAGCTTTTCTTAAGGAAAAGGTAGCTTGCTTTCTTTCTATACCTACTTCTAGGGCTCTCTTTTCAATATATTCTTCCGGTACCTCTAAATTAGGAAAAGCATATTCTAAGTATCTGTCTAAATCTGAATAGGCTCTTGCTAATTCTAAGGCTATAGGAGCCAATATATTAAATGCTACACTGCTTTCCCTCTTATCTTGATCTTCTAGCTTATCAAGCATTCTTCTTAAAATTTCATCCTCTTTATTGCCTTCTTGGAACAACTATATCACCACCTTTTCTTCGTTAAATTCTCCGTAAATAGAAAAGATAGTGAATTTTATCAAAACACTATCTTTATAATATTCAAATATAAAATCATTCACATCTTCTATCCTATCATCCTGCAGCAAGGCTTCTTTAATCCTTCTCTTTAACTCATTCTCTGCTATAGCTTTGTCCATGCCTATTAAGGTTTTAAGCTCACTGCCGTAGCTCCAGCTATATATAGGGTGTTCATATCTTTCTGTATTTAGGATTAAATAAGCAGCTTGTTTTACTGCATCTAACCCCTCTGCAAAGCCAGATATTTTATTATTTTTAAAATCTACTCTATAGGTTTTGCTAGGTTCTTTAAGTCTTATTAACTGCGAATTATTTAATTCTCCTTTAGGCAGAATACTCATTGTTACACCACCTTATCCAAAATTACATATTGCTGTCCACCCTGTACTCTCAATAGCAATAGCTTATCCCCTTGTTTAAGACCTTCTCTGATTACCAATTTAAACAAAGCTTTACCACTTACTCCAGGTTCGCAGCTATGGTCATGGGTTAAATCAACGTCATATCTTGTTAAACTTTCTGGTATAATAAGAAACTCCTTGGTCAGTATAAATCTTTGATCTATCCTTACTTCTAAAGGATCTAGACTTATCATTTCACCAAAGAGTATATTTACTGGATTGGCAGCTCCTACGGCCTCCATGCCAGCCTTTTTCATTATCTCTATCATGCCCATAATTACACCACCTTTAAATCCAAGCTCATGGTGTGGGTGTTTTGCGAAAATACGTGTGAGGCCTCTTCTATGAGGAAAATTTGCTTAAATCCTAATTCATCAATATCTACAAATACACCTGTACCAGCCCTGAGCTTTATATCATTAGCTAAATCATTCCCTATTAGCTCCAACTTAAAGGTCTTGCTTTCCTTATTTTTAAGTTTCATGATCTGATCCGCCATTTCCTTTATTTGAGCGGAATTCATATTTTCTTCAGCCTTATGATAGTATTGAAGCAGTCCCCACTTAGCAATATTTTTGCTGTCCTGAACAACATAAATATCTCTTTTTTTACTTTCTTTGTTATCCTTAACTACTTTTATTTTATTATAAGTATCATTATCTATGCTCTTTTTATAGTCAAAGTCACTCAAATTACTACTTGCATCTACTACCACTGTTTGTCTTAAATTGTTTATATTTTTAAGTGCTAGGCTACCAAAATCATCATAGAAAACATAATTCTTGCCTGTAGCTATAAGTGTCTTATCTAGTGCACTATAAATGATATCCAAAAGCTTTTTATTATCTTCAACCAAAGATGGAATCACATAGCCTGTATTCTCTAGATCACCTAGAGCTAATTGAAAATTCTTTGCTATGGTTTCAATAATTTGTGTTGCAGTTTTATTGGTAAATACATAAGTATCATTAGATAGTAAATATCTCATTTGATCATAGGCTGTTATACTTTTTTTATCCTCTTTTTTTGAGTAGCTTTCCGTAAAAATATATCCGTAAAATATATTATTGCCAGCTACGCTAAACCTTATGGGGTTCCCATTATTAGCTTTAAACTCATTAGCATTTATATAATTAAACTCTAAGCTAGCTGGTTTTCCTATACGCTTAGTCTTCCAGGTTATCTCTCCTGCTAGCTCACTAATGTTGAAAACATTACCATCTCTATTATCTACTAGTAACTCAATCATCTAATCACCTTCTATGGCAATATTATTATTTGTCCAACATAAATTAAGTCTGGATTTTTTATATTGTTTAGCTTAGCTATTTCTGGATATCTGCTGCCGTTACCTAAATATTTTTTCGCTATACCCCATAAGCTATCTCCTGATCTTACCACATGCTGTTTTGGAGCTGGTCTTTCAACTGGCCTTTGAGAGGTGCTTTCAGCTATTACTTTAATTTGTTCTTTATTTTCTGCTATAGATATACTATTTTGAAATACTACTTTCTTGGCTGCATAGAGCACATAGGTCTTAAGCTTTATTTCAAATTCAATATCTCCTACTGCTCCACCAACTTCACCATATTTAAAATCTTCTATACTAAATAAATCATTAATCTCTATAGGACCGCCTATGAATATGAATCTTATATATTTTTTATCCACTCTCCACTTTTCTATCAAGTTAATGTAAAAAGCTGGAGTAAATACCTTATCTGTATTGACATAAGGACCAGTGTGTAAAGGAAAATAGCTCTTAAAGGATATCTCTTTAGGCTTTGGAAGCTGTAATTTAGTTATCTCCCCTAAATTAATCACCTCAAAATTTTTGTTGTTGCTAGATGAGTCCATTCTGATTTCCTCAGGATTCACGGGGAGGATAAAACCTTCCTCCCCACCATTAACTCCTAGGTACATCTTGTAATCAGCCATTAAGCATACACCCCCTCAGCTTGTATAGCAAGCTCATTTTGCATGTAATTTTCAATTTTAGTTATTATTTTATTTATATCAGCTTCTTCCTTTATATCTCCAGTAGTCACTTGAACGGTAGGGGTTAAGGTTACAAAGTTTTGTATGCTCTCCTGCTCTGCTAAATCCCTTAAGAACTGTAGATTTTCATTACTAATACCTATGTTGTCATTTACTTTATCTAATTTGTCGTTGCCCATATTGAAATTATCTGTTTGCTGTGTATTCCAATCCTTTAGCAAATTGCTTTGGTCTTTTATTAAGGAAGATGTATCAGGCATTTTAGGCATCTTAAAACTGAATTTATCCTCTAAATTTTTACCAAAATTATACCCTGAATTGTATGCATCACCATAATCTACCCTTGCGTCAATTGTAGGCGCTTTTCTATCAAGTGTTATTGCCTTATCGTTTTTCCCCCATTCAAGCACATTATCTTGCAGAGAAGAAAGTGCTGATGTCCAACTTGTACCAAATATTGCATCAATAATTTTAGTGACTATTTTTCCAAGTGATAAAAACCATGAAATAATTTGACCAATTAGGTTGGCAACAGCATCACCAAAACTATTAAATCCACCATTTGCCACATTTAAGACCCATTCAATGATTCCAATAAATGGTTCAACAAAACGTGTCCAAAGATATTGAATTACCGCGTTAATTACACCTATAATGGTGTTCCAAATAAATGCACCTACAAATGCAATTGCGCCGACAATCATTCCTGTTGCGGATAAACTGGTTCCAGCAAAATGATTCACCGCTGCTACAGCAGCATAAAATAATGTAATCAGTATAATTATAGCAATTATAATCCAGGTTATAGGGCATGCTGCCAATGCAGCATTTAAGCCATCTTGAGCCACTATCAGCGCAAATATAGCCGCCGTTTCTGCCCAAGACACAACAGTACGCCAAATTTTAACAGCAATATCTTTCATGGTTGTTAACCAAGCAATCCCCATTGTGGCATTATAAACAATCATAGCAGCTGCAATCCCTAAGATTATTGGAGCTATAATGTCTAAATTATCAACCACTAAACTTGCTATCTTCATAAATATATCTGCCACACCTACTCCTAAATTTATTATTGTACTTAATCCAGCACTCATTATACTTATAAACCTTTGGAAATTGCTGCTTGAAAAGCCTTCATTTAACCTTATCATTAGTGGCGTTAAAGCTTGTAACCCAACTTCACCTATTTCTGCTAAAGAGGAGCTATAATTTTCCTTAAGTTGATCCAGCTGAGGCATAGGCAATCTATTGTACTCCGCTAATCTTTCCTCTGTAAGTCCCTTTTTATTAAGCAAAATATCAAATTTCCCTATAAAATCCTCCGTACTTTTAGAGGCTTTAAGTATCCCTGTATCCGTCTCATCAAAGCCAAAGTTCTCTTTGAGAGAGGAAAAATTTCCTGACATAGCTTCCTTTAAACTATCTCCTGAACCCTGAAGTCCTTGATTTGGATTATATAAGGTTAACCTTTCCGATAAATTTTCAAGCTTATCTAGACTATTTGTATTCTTAGTAATCTCCATAAAATTACGAGCATTGCTGGCAAAATCTTCAAAAGCAAAGGCACTACTATTAGCATGTTTCTTTAAATTATCAAAATAAGCTTTTCCAACCTCTTTGTTTCCCAGGGCTGTTTGAATATTAAATAGATCTTGCTCAGCTTTAGCTGCCCCTTCTATGCTTAACTTCATGCCTGATTTTAAATTATCAAAACCTAGGAAGCCACTTACTAAGCCCTTAACTTCCCCCAACAATTTCTTAATAGGATTAGAGCTTTTTTCAACTGAATCATTAACATTCTTTTGCCCCTTAGCAGCCTTGTCCTGAGCTCCAGATAGGATATTTAAAGATTCTACATAGGTATTGAAGTTACTATTAATAGCACTCATATCTATGTTTATATAGTTAACAAAGTTTTTAGTAATATTCTTAGTTAAACTTAAACTTTTATTAACTTGTTGGATAGAGCTACCTATATTATCAAAGATTACTAAAGAATTTTCTAATGAAGATATATTTATCACCTCTCTTTCATCTATCTCTTTGCTTTGTTCATAGCCTTTGCTTCTTTTTCCACATGCAAGTCTATGGAAGCATAAATAAAGGCTCTTTCTCTGTTATCTATTGGCTCTAGCGGGGATTTACCAGCTAATACCCCTGGTCTTATCTTTAATCTATGGAGGGCGTAGTGGGCATAATTAGCCTCACCATCGCCCTCCTTTATTAATTTTTTGCTTCTTCTATTAGCTCCTGCATGCTTAGATCATAGCCATTTACTTCTGATACTAGGTTAGTTAACACTGAATATTCTCCATCCACCATCTTTATTTTCATGGCCTTTAGGAGTTCTTCTGCTCCTATAACTCCCCAGGACTTCTGTAATTCTGCACTTTTAAAATCAGGGTATACCGTTGTCTCTATGATCAAATTAGCAATATACTTATCCTGATCTGTCTCTATCATCTTTTGTCCTTTTACCACAGAGACTTTTCTGCATTTTTTCCTTAGCTCATCGCCACGAGCAGCAGATATAGGCTTAAATTTCATAGGCCTGTCCTTTCCGCCGATTTTCAGAGTTCTTTCTATTACCTCTACTTCATCAAAGCTTTCCATTAAAAAATCTTGAAAATTACTCATTATTAATACCTCCTACTTCTATCCTAAGGTTGGATTGTTAAATTTATTTAGTAAATCTATGTCTGAGAAAGTAAATGCCATATCTTCTGATAAGAAATCTGCATCTGTGTCAAAAGCAGCCACAGTAACGTCATTGAAATTACAATGCTTTAATACCACCGTTTGTTTTCCTAAGGAACTTGTAGGATCCTCATTTATAACCATTATATCGAAATAGGTGTCTACCCCTGTTTTTACATATTTAAGCATAAGGTCTATAAACAAAGAAGTAGCATAATAAATAGTAAGAGTTCCAGTGCCCTTCCATCCTTTAGCCTTACTTTGAGTACCTCTTTTTCCTAAGGTTTTTCCTTCAGCTTTTTCTTTTTCTATTTTTGCTTCTATTTTCTTTGCATAGAACAGTTCTTCGTTCCTTCCATCAATTGTTATATAAGCTCTGGCCTCTTGACCGCTAATAGCATCTTCAAATTTAAAAAATCCCATAATATTATCGAACCTCCACTTCCATATATAATTTTTCCATAGAATCTACGGGTTGAGCAGCAATCTGAACAAACACAGAGTCTTTATCAATACCTGACAAAATTCCTACATCCTCTGCCACCACATTCTGCAAAGCGTTAACAGCCTGCATGCTTTCTAGTAATTTAATGATATCTTTCTTAAATAGATTTCTTCCATCTTCATTATTATGACCTTTGCCTACATATCTTGTGTCCCAAAGCCATTTGATCTCTTTATTTATTCCATCAAGTACTCTAAGTACTCTGTTTTTTCTAAAGTCTTTATTTCTCTCTTCTGTGAAAGTCTTTAGAGTATTAATATCCTGTTCAATAACCACCTTACCATTGTTTATAGTAAATACTATCTCTCCATTTTTAAGGGCACTTTCTATTTCAGCATTGGTATATCTAGTATCTACATCCATAGCTCCCTCATAGCTAACGTAAGTATTGGATTGATTTATATCAGCTCCTGCCGTAGCTCCAGCTACAAAGGCAACTGCTTTATCAGAGGTTATGATGGTGTTGTCACTTAGAATGACCCCGTTCTTTACACTTATTACCCCTTCATAATCAGCTTCAGGATATTTTTCTAGTACTACTTGTATTTTTCTTCCCTCTTGTTCTCTAAGCCTTTTCACAAAATTTACAGCTACAGCCTTTAAACTTGAGTCTGTAGTAGCTATACCCATGGTATTAAATTCATATAGCTCTATAGCCTCAAAATACTCAGTATAGTTTTGGTTAGTAATAGTTCCATCGGTACCACCTGTTAGATTTATTCCTGCTGTAGCTGCTAAAGTTCCTGTACCACTAAAAGTAACGAATTGATTGGCCTTCAAATCTGCTATAGTTTTTACAGCACTTTGCTTATCAATTTGCATATTTCCTGCCATGGTTATTACATCAAAGGCTGTATTATCAACTATATTAGTCTGAATTATGATCTTCACATTATTACCCTTAGTTCCGCTATATTTAGCCTCTATAGTTAAATTTTCATGAGTAGCCTTGGCTCTTTCCCCTGAGTTTAATCTATACAGTAATACTTTATTAGCTCTTTTTAATGCTTCACGGATTAATAATGCTGAACTATCATTTATATCAATGCCTACAACATCAAAGATATTAGTGCCTGTATTGACTTCCAGCACCTTTTTCTCAGGACCAAAGGGCAGAATTAAAGGTAAGGTAACTATCCCTCTCTCTCCTGAAATGTTTTCACCTTTCTTTTCAGATTTAAAATTTATATATGCTCCTGGTCTTACTTTATTTTGCTTTGTCCAATTGCCTCCAGCCATCTATTTTACCTCCTTATTATTAAAATTATCTAAAATTCCCTTAACTTCATGTAAAGTATATTGTTTATCCTCTAATAAAGCATTTAATATATCTCTTTCAATAAGCGAAAATTTATCTGAGGATACTATTTGTTCTTTACTAAACGCAGCCTGATTTTCAATGCTATTATTAACCTGTATTTTAAGATCCATTTTTTACACCAGCTTTCTGTGTTAATTTATTCATAAGCTCTGAAGTTTCAGCCTTCTTTATAAAATGATAACTATATTGAAGCGTAAAATGTAAAACATCCTCTACCACCTTATAATTCATGGCTGTAGTCCTATATAAACTATTATCTATGGGTAAATACTCAAGCACCTCATAAAGCTTGTCCCCAGTATCATTAAAATCTGAGTTTATACTTTCTTTATTGCTAAAATAACTAATGTCAAAAGTTAAGCTCCTAGTATATTTGCTGCTCAGCTCTTTACTTTGACTAGAGTTTAATACCTTAACAAAAAAGCAAGGCTTATTAAATCCCTGCTCTGTTCCTTCATCATATACACTTGTATTTGGAAACTCTATCGCTAGTACTTCCTTGATTTGTTTCTTAAAATCATTTGCGCTTATCATGTACTATATACAACCTCCAATTTAATGTTGCACTAATAAAGCAGTCATCTTTCTAATTTAACTATTTATTACAGGACCCAATTATTAAATCATCTAATCTGCCTTATGGCGCCACCCTTGCTGCGCTTATAGCACCTCTGAGACATAAGTTCTATTATATCTCTTTCTTTTAGCTCATCCTCCTTTTGCTGGTAGTACTTTACCTTAGATTTTTCTAAAGTGCTTTCAATATTTTGTTTTATATCCATTCCTACCATATCTCTTATTTGCATGCCCTCACCTCCCTCATATAATGAAATAACCATTCTTTAGATGTAATAAATAGTTGAAATGTAAAAAGACATCTAGTGAACTAGATGCCTTTAATATAGAATTATTTAATAAGGATTAGAAGCCCTAGCTCCGTTACCCTTATTTTCTATGATACTATACTAACACATGGTTTCTGTAAATGTTATAGAATTTTTAAGACTTCTTTCTGGATTTTTTACGGAATTAATTTGCATATTTATTGAAGACCCATACCAAAGGTATTATTTTATTTATAGCAGCTCTCTTAATTCTACAGCAATAATCCCCATCCATATTAAGTATCATACCAACCTTATTCCAGTTATATCCTTCAAAGCACCTTAATTCAATTATTCTCTTCTCTGTTTCTTCTAAGGTGCCCATGGCATTATCTATTTTAGATATAAGTCTTTTCTTACTTTCCATTTCTCTAGATAGCTTTTCCACTACTTTTATTTTATTTAAAACCTCATTTTCTACGCTAGAATTAAATTTATTTGTAGCTCCAGTTTTTTCTCCGTATGTAATATCACTTACTCCTTTATATTCAGCTTCCACTTCTTCTATTTCTAATAACAAATTATTAATTTCAGCTTTAATGGTTTTATAATTTAAAAGTACTCCTTCAGTTTTTTTAAGTAAATCTTTATTTATCATTTATATACCCCCTATGTACCTTCTCAAAATTAATTTTTATTAATCATTTTATGTGATTATATTATCATTTAAAATGATTGATGTCACATCATAAAAAATCATGTTATACATCATTTAAAATAAATAAACCAGTATTGCTAAATTTTTCTTGTAAATTCTTTAAATTATCATTGATTTTATCATTTAAAATGATAAAATATTGATAGAGGTGATTAATTTGTTGGGCGGTAAAATAAAAAAGCTTAGAGAAAGCAAGAGATTAACCCAAAAGCAGCTTGCTGATGTAATAGGAGTTGGTCAATCTACCATAGGTATGATTGAAAGCGGTAAAAATAAAGGCAGTAATGAAACCTTATTTAAATTATCTAAATACTTTAATGTATCCATTGATTACTTACTTAATTCAGAAGAAAAATCTGAGAATCAAGCCTATCCCTTAAGTAATAGAAATTATTCAGTTAAAGAGGAATACGAAAAATCTTCTATAGAAAAGCCTATTGATAGAATATCAAAGGTAGCTGCAGAAAATAAAATCCAGACCTTAGCAGCACATTTTAAAGGCGAAGAGTTTACAGACGAAGACGTAGAGGATATAGAGAACTTTATTAAGTTTATACTGTCTAAGAAAAAAAAGTAGAGTAAAGGGAATTGAGGGGTTTATATGACATATGACGAACTTTTATATGAAGCTGAAAAACAGGGCATAGAAGTAGTTGAAATGAAATTCAAGGGTAAAAGCAGCGGGTTATATGCAGATAATACAATAGCTTTAAATAAAAATATAGAAACAGTAAATGAAAAACGCTGCGTACTTGCAGAAGAGCTAGGACACCACTATACTTCTAGTGGAAATATCTTAGATGCTGCAAATATAGTTAGCCTAAAGCAAGAAAGGCGAGCTCGGTATTGGGCTTATAAAAGGTTGATTGGAATTATTGATTTGGTAAATGGATATAAATCCGGAGCAAAAAATAGATATGAATTAGCCGAATATTTAAATGTTACAGAAGAGTTTCTTGAGAATGCCCTAATAAATTATAAAGAAAAATATGGTCTATATTGTGAAATAGATAACTATGTAGTATATTTTGATCCATTGATTGTTTTAGAGATGTTTTAG